GTTTTGATGTCATTATTGGTGATGAGGCACACCTATACAAAGCAAAGAGTTTGTCAGGTATCTTGACTAAGTGTCATGATGCAAAATATCGTATTGGTCTTACAGGTACTCTCGATGGTTTGCATACCCATCAGTTAGTGCTAGAAGGATTGTTTGGTAAATGTGAACAAGTTACCAAGACAGCAGACCTTATGAAGAAAGGTCATCTCACTAAACTTAAAGTAAATATTCTCTTATTAAAACATGGGTACGTTCCCTTTGATGACTACCAACAAGAGATGGATTACATAGTAAGTCATCCTAAAAGAAACAATCTAATCACAAACCTTGCGAAAGATCTGAGTGGCAATACTCTTATCCTATTCAACTACGTAGAGAAGCATGGGGAACCATTGCATGACCTGCTAAATACTAAGGTGAAGGAAGGTCGTAAGGTCTTCTTCATACATGGTGGTATTGATGCCTATGATCGTGAAGAAGCACGATCTATATGTGAGACAGAAAAGGATGCAATCATTGTTGCATCGTATGGAACTTTCTCTACTGGTATTAATATCAAAAACTTACATAATGTGATCTTCGCTAGTCCCTCCAAGTCCAGAGTCAGAAACCTACAATCTATTGGTCGTGTACTCAGGAAAGGAGATAACAAAGCGCAAGCAGTTCTATACGATATTGCAGACCACTGTGCGAGAGGATCCAAAAGTAATTACACCCTTCGTCATCTTGCTGAAAGAATCAAGATATATCAAGAAGAAAAATTTAATTACGAAATTAAGGAGATCAAATTGACTCATGATTAATTACATCCGACACGACGAACAATTCTTTGCCACACTTAAACTGATCACTGGGGAAGAGATTCTTGGTGAAGCATTAGTTAGCGAAGATCCTGATACTAAAAAAGATATGATCTTCATGCAGAACCCTGCTAGAACGAAGATCGTTGAACTAGAAGTAGATTCAGAAGATGCATCCCAAAAGGTTGCAATGGGATTCATGAAATGGATGAACTTCTCTGATGAGGATTTCTATGTAATTGATGCTCAGTCTGTTGTATCGATTGCACCTATGTCTGATGAAGCAATCATGCTTTATAAGAGATGGATCAAAAAAGAATTTAAAAAAGAAGTACACGATGAAGCAGAGGTACCCATCAATAAGAGCATGGGTCTCATTTCTAAGGTAGAAGATGCAAGGAAACTTCTAGAACGCATCTTCAAAGATGCATCTCTCTAAGCCACTTAAAGATACTGTGTTTCTGAACCCTTACAGTGTTGAGTATAATGATTTATTATTGTCTTGTCAAGCCCTTGTCACTTCGTCACTTCGTCACTTGACAAATCTGTCTTGATAAGTTAACATTATGTCATCCGTGAGTACCCTTATGTCTATGCTAATGCCACGGAAGAACGCCAAAAAGAAAGAACACTATGTAGATAACAAACAGTTCTTACATGAACTGATTATTTACCGTAACAAGTGTGCAGTCGCCAAAGATAAAGGACTGCCCAAACCTCGTGTCTCTAATTACATTGGTGAATGCTTCCTTAAAATTGCAACCCACCTATCGTATCGTCCGAACTTCATCAACTACATGTACCGAGAGGACATGATTGGTGATGGTATCGAAAATTGTATTCAATACATTCATAACTTTGATCCAGAGAAATCTTCTAATCCGTTTGCATATTTCACACAGATTGTATACTATGCATACCTAAGAAGGATTGCTAAGGAGAAGAGGCAGCAAGCAATCAGAGAGAAGATCCTAGAACGTAAGGGATATGAAGAGGTTTTCCACACAGATGACCTTGACAATATCGCTGACATGAACTATATTAAGTCTCGTGTCGAGACCAATACGAGGTACTGATGTCCACAAAGCAAAGTTTGATCGGTGACTATTGGAGCGGTGGTTCCTCAGGTAAGCAAACTCAGCGTCTAATTGCTGAGTTGACTGATAAGTTGAAAGGTATTACGTATACCCAAACATGCACAACAGCAGAGGGAACTACTTACAAGAAACTTGTTATTGAATATGAAGATTCTTCTAATAACTGATCAACACTTTGGTGCTCGGAATGATAGTCAAGTCTACATTGACCAGTACCGAAAGTTTTATACTAAGACAGTTCTTCCTTACATTGATAAGCATAAGATCACTGATGTGATTGCTCTTGGAGATACTTTTGATAGGCGTAAGTCCATCAACTTTAACTCTCTGGAAGCAGCGAAAGAGATGTGGTTTGATCCACTGAGAGATCGTAATGTCCACATGCATATGCTTGTAGGCAATCATGATATCTTCTATAAAAATACTCTCAGGATTAACTCACCAAGGTTACTCCTTAGTGACTATGACAACATTACCGTCGTGGACGATCCTACTGAACTATCCATTGGTGGTATTTCTATACTTCTTTTGCCTTGGATATGTGACGACAATAGAAAAAGATCCATGGATCTTATCTCAACAAGTGATTCAACTGTCTGTCTGGGCCATCTTGAACTTAATACTTTTGAACCTATTCCTGGATATACGATGGACCATGGAGATGATCCCGATGTATTCGATAAGTTTGACTTAGTATGTAGTGGACACTTCCATCACATATCTTCTAAAAAGAATATTAAATACCTCGGTAATCCGTACCAAATGTTCTGGAATGATTACGGTTGTGAACGTGGGTTTCATGTACTAAATACTAAAACTACAAAACTTAGTTTTGTAAAGAATCCCAACACGATGTTTCATAAAATCTACTATCGTGATAGTGAAACAGCGACCATTGATTATAAAAAACTCAAAGGTAGTTATGTAAAATTAATTGTCGAAAAGAAACAAGATCAAATTCTCTTTGATAAGATACTCAGAGAGATTAACAACAGTGATGTTGCTGATCTTAAAATCCTTGAAGATACTTTTGTATGTTTGGATGAGGTTGACGATTCTCTGGAACAGGAAGACACACTAACTATGTTGCAGAACTGTGTAACAGAGATCGATAACAAAGATGAAGTGTTTGGTATTTTAAAATCATTGTATGTCGAAGCACTTAGACTCTAAAATGTTCGTATTAGTTGACAAAAGTAGCGGCGGGGTGTATGCTGTCAAAGACAGTGGCATCCAAGAAAAGGTTGTTCAAATCTTCGAGCAAGAGGATGACGCCGAACGTTACTATGGTTATCTAAAAGCAGATGATTATAAACGTAAACTCGAAATCATGGAAGTCGAAGAAGAGATTGTCAAAGATAACTGTACCAACTATGGATACAGTTACACAATTATTACACCCAACGACATTGTGTTTCCCCCGAAAGACGTAGATTAGTATGATTGTTTTTGAGACTATTCGCTGGAAGAACTTCCTGTCCACTGGACAACAGTTCACCGAAGTGAATTTGAGTGAGTCACCATCTACATTAGTCGTAGGCAATAACGGCGCAGGCAAGAGTACCATTCTTGATGCGCTTTGTTTTGTTTTGTTCAACAAACCGTTTCGTAAGATCACGAAACCCCAGTTGATGAATAGTGTAAACGAACGTGAACTTTTAGTAGAGGTTCAGTTCAAAATTGGCACTATCTCTTATAAAATAGTTCGTGGTATCAAACCAACGGTGTTTGAGATCTACCGTAATAACGAACTGGTGGACCAAAATGCAGCGAACAAAGACTATCAAAAGTACCTTGAACAAAGCGTACTTAAACTTAACTACAAATGTTTCACTCAGGTTGTTATTCTCGGCAGTAGCACTTTTGTGCCTTTTATGCAGTTGCCTGCTGGTCATCGAAGAGAGGTTATCGAGGATCTTCTAGACATTCAAATCTTCTCACAGATGAATGGGTTGCTCAAAGAGAGAATCAAGGATGCTAAGGATGAGCAACGTCAGTGTGAGTATGAACTAGAACTTGCACAGACAAAAGTTGACATGCAAGTTCGTAATATTGCCAACCTACAAAGTGTTGACAAGCAACACATTGAGAACCAGCAACAGAAGTTTGTTACTAATGAAAATCGTATTGTAGATATTAACTTACGCATCAAGGAAGTCGAAAAAGATATTTCACTTATTGAACCTGAGATCCAAAAACTAGATCATGCTGTTGAGAAGCATGAAAAGTTTAAGGACATGAAGTCTAAGATCTATCACAAGTTGAATACATCTAAGAAGAACTATGACTTCTTTGTGGAGAATCAAACTTGTCCTACATGTACTCAGGAGATTGATAGAGATCTTCGTCAATCCAAACAAGCAGAACTTAATCAGAAGTGTGTTGAACTGACTGATGCAGGGTCACAGATCATGGGTCAGATCAACACTCTCAATAAGAACATCAAAGAACTGCGTGACAAAGCAAGTCAGATTAATGAGTATAGGTATGAGATTCAATCTCTCACCAAGGAAGAGATGCTTCTGTTGAAAGACAACACTTCTATCATGACTGAGGTAGGTAGCGATACCTCTAACTTAGAGAAAGAGAAGCAAGATCTTGAAATCATGACACAAGCACTTGACAACAAACTCATTTCGTGTTCTAATATAAACAAGCAGACGGATCATCTTAAAACGGTTGCTAACCTCTTGAAGGATGGTGGGATTAAGACTAAGATTATTTCTAAGTTCATTCCTCTCATCAATCAGAGAATCAATAAGTATCTTCAAAGCATGGATTTCTATGTGAACTTCACGCTTGATGATAGTTTTAACGAGAAGATTCTTTCTCGTTTCCGTGATGATTTTTCTTATGCTTCTTTCTCAGAAGGAGAGAAGCAAAAGATTGATCTGGCGCTGTTGTTCACTTGGCGAGAAGTCGCTGCTTTGAAGAACAGTGTGAGTACCAACCTTCTTCTACTTGATGAAGTGTTTGACTCTTCACTCGATCAGTCTGCTACGGATGAACTGATGCGGATTTTGAAAGGTCTTGGAGAGAAGACTAATCTCTTTGTGATATCACACAAAGGAGAAGTGCTCTATGATAAATTTGAGCGAATCGTAGAGTTCTCCAAAGAAGGTGACTTTTCAACTATGTCAGCGGTACAAGGATGAAGCACATACTCTTCACCTTGCGTCAATGTGATAGTGAATTACTAGATGATGAATCTTACATTCGCGACATGCTGGCAAAAGCAGCGGAGTGTGCAAACAGTACACTCCTAGGTATCCAATCATATAAGTTCTCTCCACAAGGCGTGACTGCTATTGCTATGCTTGCTGAGTCTCATATCAGCATTCATACATGGCCTGAGACAGGTGAAGCAGTATGCGATGCCTTTACTTGTGGAGACCATACGGATCCACACGATGCTTTCATCTTTATGAAATCTTCGTTGCTGAGTAAGCGATGGGTATATCAGACAGTGAAACGACCAGTCATATAAGTGGCACCCCTCTACGTCCTGATGGACTAGGGGGGTTTATACTATCTGTATACACACGAGGGCACATGAAAAAGGAGATCAAGAGTACACTGGCACGTTTGCTTGCTACCGAGAACCTCCTGGTGGAGCACAAGCAAGTACCGACAGCATCCTTTGATGTTCATAAGCGTCTCTTGACTCTCCCTATGTGGAATCGTGCAAGTGATACTGTCTACGATCTGCTCGTAGGACACGAGGTGGGTCATGCATTGTACACACCTGACGATGACACCCTTGATAATCTCCCATGCCCTAAGGATTACTTGAATGTAACTGAGGATGCACGTATCGAGAAACTGATGAAGCGTAAGTATCCTGGTCTTGCCAAGGATTTCTATCGTGGGTATCAGGAACTGAATGATGATGACTTCTTCGCTATCGAAGACCAGGATCGTGAAACTCTGTCTCTCATCGATCGTATCAATCTACACTATAAGATTGGTGCTTATGCACTGATGCCATTCAATGCCTCTGAGACCCCTCTGTGTGCTGCTGTGGGGGATGCTGAAACGTTTGAGGAAGCGATTGCTGCTGCTGTTGCTATTTACGAATTTGCTAAGAAAGAACAAGAGTCTAAACCAGCAGCACCTATGAACCTTCCACCTAATCAAGGTGGCAGTGGTATGACTCATGAGGAGATGCTTGACGAAGCACAGAAACGTGAGCAGGAGAATGAAGAAACTAAAAGTTCTAGTGAGAAAGATCAGGAAGTATCTCGTCCATGGTTTACTGAGGACGAACCTGATACCGAGACTGAACGTAATGATGATGATGCACAACTAGATGTCCCATCGTATGAGTACATCCAACCAAATATCGAGAATGCTACTACTCAGCGTAACTTTGATAGGAATGCGTCTGAACTGATCGATAAGTATGCTAATGAATTTGAGTATGTTACTTTCCCTAAAATCAATTTCAAGAATACTATTGTTCCTAATACACAATTGTGGGATGAGGCAGAGATTTTTTGGGAAGAATACTATGAAGACTTTGACAGAGATGTGTGGAGTGAAGTTGATTCGGAGTTTACAAATTTCTGTAACAACACATCCAAAGATGTAAACTATCTGGTCAAAGAGTTTGAGTGTAAGAAATCTGCTACATCGTATGCTCGC